TGCTTCAAGCGCCAGGCGGAAATCGCCGGCGAATACCTGAAGAAAGGCGCGCAAGTGCTCGTCGAAGGCAAATTGCAGACGCGCAAGTATCAGGCGAACGACGGAACCGACCGCTATGTGACCGAGCTTCGCGCCGACACGTTCAAGATGCTCGGCGCGCGCCAGGATGGCGAGAGCGCTGCGCCGCGCAACCCGAGCACCGGCGCCCCGCGACAGCAGCGCAACGCGCCCGCGCGCCAGCAACCGAGCGCGCCGAGCGGCGGGTTCGATGACGACGACGGGGATATTCCTTTCTAAGACCAATCGCCCGGCCCACGCCGGGCATCATCGAGCGAAAAAATGAAACTGAAAATCAAGCGCCTCGACGGGCGCGCAATTATCCCGAAGTTCGCGACCGATGGCGCGGCGTGCTTTGACCTGCACGCGCTCGACGGCGGAATTGTGTTCGGCGACGACAGCCTGGAATTCGAAACCGGGCTTGCGTTCGAGGTTCCGCCCGGTCACGTCATGCTCGTGTACAGCCGTAGCGGGCACGGCTTCAAAAACGATATTCGGCTTTCGAATTGCGTCGGGGTAATCGACAGCGATTACCGCGGAGCCGTCGCGGTCAAGCTGCGCGCCGACTCTATCGCACGCTCGACAGGGTTCTACCCAGGCGACCGCATCGCGCAAGCAATGATCGTCGCGCTGCCGGTCGTGCAAATCGAAGAGGTCGACGAACTCAGCAGCACCGCGCGCGGCGCCGGTGGCTTCGGGAGCACCGGACAATGAGCGCGAAACATACGCCGGGGCCGTGGGAATGGGTTGGCCGCGATCTTGAGCAGAAAGGCGGCGAATACAAGACGGTCATCGGCAGCGAGGTTAGTTGCGGTGCATTTTGTTACGGCGGAAGCGTGGATATGACTGTCAGCGAATCTGACGCCCGCCTGATCGCCGCCGCGCCTGACTTGCTTGCAGCGCTTCGCGACCTAATGGGCGATCACGGCGGCTCGATCGGTGTATCGCGCACAGACGGCCGCGCACTTGCGGCGCTCGCCGCGATCGCCAAGGCAACGAACGAGGGATGACGCCAGCGCCAGCACGGCGCGAGGCGCCCGCTCCCGGCTATGCCTGCGGGACGTGCGGCGAATGGCTCGAACTGCCGCCGTATGTCCTGCACCACTGGCACACAACCGTTTTTCACCACTGTCGAACCTGCTACGCGCTGCACGAGCTAACGCGCGGCGCGGCGGTTCTCAAATTCAAAGGGAAGGTCAGGAAATGAGCGAGCAAAAGAATTCCGCCGAGGCGTTGATCGAACTGCGCGCAGCGCTGCACAAGCTCGATCAATCGTTGACGAGCGGCGTCAACAAAGAGAGCGTCGGACTCGCGCTCAAAGTGCAACGCCTTTCGATGACCTTGCTCGAAACCGTCACCGACGAGCGCTGCATTCAGATCGGCGACGAACTGATTTTGAAAAGTGCTCGCATCTCCGCTTGACGGTTTCGCACCTGCGCGGTATTCTATCAACGTCGTCAAACAGGGAGCGCCTTTAGCGGCGTTCTCTTTTTAACCAAAACAACTACCCGGAAGAGATGACATGAGCCAGCTAGAGATTGTGGTCGACATCGAGACGATTCCAGCGCAAGACCCGGCGCTGCTCGAAGAAATCCGCGCCGACCTGCGCGAGAACTTCAAAGCGCCGTCAGACATGACGAAGGAAAAAGCGTGCGCCGAACTCGGCATGACGGACGCCGATCAAATCAAGTTCACGTCGAAGGCCCGCGCGCTCGAAATGTGGGTTGAGCGCTTCCGCGATGAAAAGCTCGAAGAGACGGCGCAAAACACGCTCGCCAAAACGTCGTTCGACGGCGCGCGAGGTCAGATTGCGGTGATCGGCTTCGCGGTTGACGATGCGCCGGCGATGGTCTATCAAGCCGCCTCGCTCGACATCGCCGACGAGATGCGGCTTATCAGCGACTTTTTCACGACGCTCGCCGAACTCTACGCGCCCGCGCTCATGCGTCATCCGGTGTTCGTCGGTCACAACCTCGCCGGGTTCGACCTGCCGTTTATTTACAAACGCGCGGTGATTCTCGGCATCAAGCCGCCCGCGTTCATCCCGTTCGGCGCGGCGCCTTGGTCCGATCACATTTTCGACACGATGGTGCGATGGGATTCGCGCAATAACATTTCGCTCGACAACCTGTGCAAAGCGCTCGGCATTGCGGGCAAGACCGAAGGGCTTTGCGGCGCCGACGTTTGGCCGCTGATCCAGCAAGGGCAGATTCAGGCGGTCGCGGATTACTGTCTCGATGACGTGAACGCGACGCGCAACGCCTATCGAAAGATGACGTTCCGCCCGATCGTCGAGGCGCCGGCCTTCGCGCTCGAACTCGCTGACGAGTTGCCGTTTTGAGTGAGCAACACCGTGCGGAATGCCTTCAACGATTCCGCGACGCAGTGCGCGACGGTCGCGCCGGCTATTACGGGAAAGCCGGTGCGCTCGTCGAGAAAGTGAGGGGCGAGCACGGCGAGCAAGCGGCAAAAATCACCCGGCGCGAGTTGAACGAATACATCAAAAGCGACAAGAAAATATGAGCACAGAGCACAACATTATTTCGGTATCGGGCGGAAAAGACTCGACAGCGCTTCTGTTGCTCGCGATCGAGCGCGAAACTGAAAACCTGCAAGCCGTCTTTGCTGATACGGGTCACGAACACCCGCAGACGATCGAATACGTTCAATTCCTGAATGACAACGTGTTCCCGATTCGCACCATCAAAGCCGACTTCTCGCGCCAGATTGCAAACAAGGCCGAATTCATCGCGGAGAAATGGCGCGAGCAAGGCATCGCCGAGGAAAAGGTTCTGCGCGCGCTGGCGGTCATGACGCCGACCGGAAACCCGTTCCTCGACCTGTGCATCTGGAAAGGCCGCTTTCCGTCGACCAAGGCGCGATTCTGCTCGGAAGAATTGAAGCGCAATCCGATCATCGCCCAGGTGCAGCGCCCGCTGCTCGACGCTGGCGACGACGTGATTAGTTGGCAAGGCGTTCGGGCCGACGAAAGCGAGAACCGTCGCCATCTTCCCGAAAACGAGTGCAAGGAAACGCACGCGAACGGCGCGGAGCTTTGGAATTATCGCCCGATCCTGCAATGGACGGTCGACGATGTGTTCGCGATGCACCGCAAGCACGGCATCAAGCCGAACCCGCTGTATCAGCAAGGCATGGGGCGCGTCGGCTGCATGCCTTGCATTCACGCGCGCAAGGATGAATTGCTCGAAATCGGACTGCGCTTCCCCGAAGAGATCGATCGAATTTCGGCGTGGGAGCAGGTAGTCGGCGAGGCAAGCAAGCGCGACATGGCGACGTTCTTCGCGACCGCGCAACTTTCCGGCCCGCAGGCGACGTCGGACAACTCGCAAATCTCGCTCGCGAAGCATGGCGCTTGGCAAGCGATCGAATGGGCGAAAACTTCGCGCGGCGGTCGCCAGTACGACATTTTCCGCGTCGATGGCGAGCAGGAAATGAGCGGTGCGCTCTGCACTTCGATTTATGGCCTTTGCGAGTAAGGGAGCGCTTGAAATCTTGGCACGAGAACCGAAAAAAGGCGTCGAGCACGTACGGAGCGAATCGACGGAGCAAATGATGTTCTTTCAATGGGTTCGCGCAGCGTTCCCGAAGTTGATCGCGTTTCATTGCCCGAATGGCGGGAAGCGTTCGCTTCGCACGGCGGTGCGCCTGAAGAAAGAAGGCGTCACGACCGGGATTCCCGACATCATCATCGCGAAGCCGAGCGGAATCTACAGCGGCATGTACATCGAACTAAAGCGCCAGAAGGGCGGTGCACTCAGCGAAGCGCAGAAAGACATGATCCGCGAACTGAAGGCCGAAGGCTATTACGTCGCGGTGTGCCGAGGATTTGAGGAAGCTCGCCAGGAGCTAATCGCCTATCTCGCGCTCGGGGAGCATCGCACCTATGGATGAGGTCGCCGTAATTCTCAACGATGCGACGCGCCAGCGGGCCGCGCAGGCGTTTGTCGACGCTCCCGATGGATGGGCGATGACACTCAAGCCGCCGACCCGCACAACCGAGCAGAACGCGCTCCTATGGCCCCTGCTCACCGAAGTATCGCGCTCGGTCTGTTGGCACGGTCAATATCTGTCGAAGGAATCCTGGAAAGACGTCTTTACGGCCGCGCTTCGCAAGCAACAGGTCGTTCCGGGCCTCGATGGCGGGTTTGTCGTCTGCGGGTTGTCGACGCGGGTTTTCAGCAAAAAAATGTTCTCGGACCTGATCGAATTGATTCTGGCGTTCTGCGCGGAGCAAGGGGTTCGAATTTCAGCACCGAAAGGATATGAATCATGGCAGTCCCACTAGAAAAGCGAAGCAACAACTACCGCCGAATCCTCGCGTATCTCGTGCAGGAAGGGCGCAAAACCAAAGTCGAGATTACGGAAGCGCTCAAGATCGGCGAGACAAGCGCGCGCGAATGCCTGCTGCTCGCGCAGCGCGACGGCCGGATTTACGTCTGCGACTGGCGCGTGCCGTCGTGCGGTCAGCCGGCGAAGGTGTACGCGTTCGGGCAAGGCGAAACGCCGCCGCAGCCGCGCGGTAACCCTCCAAGCTTCACCGGACGCAAAGAGCCGGAAATGACCGCGGAAATGTCGCGACAGATTACCGAAGAGACGTTGAAGCGTGCCCGAGCGAATGCCTCGCGCGAGTTCAATCCGTTCGCTTCGCTGATGGCCCAAGTCTAAAAATTCGTTCAGAAATACTACCTTTCTGATAGCAAAACCTGTATGATGAATCACATCGAGGTAGTGAATTGAGCAAGGCAACACCGGCAGCAGAGCGCAGATATATGTCCCATGTCGCGGCGCGCGGGTGTTGCGTGTGCCGGCGCCTGGGATACGACGTCGACGGGATGCAGGCGCTTGTTCATCACCAGATACACGGCCGCGGAGGGTGGGGGAAGGCATCGAACTATCGAACGCTTCCCTTGTGCCACACGCACCACGTTGACCCGCACGAAGGCGTTCACGGTCTGAATGCCGAAGCCTTCGAAGCGATGTACGGGTTCAGCGAGCAGGAATTGATCGAAGAAACACAGCGCGCGCTCGAAAAGCACGTGCCGCCAAAAGAGAGGGTCTATCAGTGAAGTCGATCAGCACGCAACAGATTTTGGATTTCATGCGCGAAGGTCAGGCGTACTCGCGCGCATCGTTCTATCGAGAGTTCCCCGACGTCGACGCGAAGCTCGTGAACGACGCTCTGCAACTGCTCACGAGCCGCGGCGATATTTGGAACGGGAACATGCTGACTTACGTCAAGTTCGCGCCGAAGAGCACGAAGGCGAGCGCAGTGCCGCAGATTTGCCCGTCGCACAGTTGGGGCGACCTGACCGGGTATGAATCGAACCTGCGGCGATTTCGTGGCGCTGCCGAGGCTACGCGCGGCGAAGGGTACGCGGCGCCGGAGTTCGGCGGGAACGCGATGACCGGGCGCGCGAGCAATGAGAGTTTCCAGCAACGCGCGGTCTCGATCCGGGTGATGCAATGATATTTGCGCTCTGCTATGTCGCCTTGGTCGGTCTCATCGTGATTTTCAACCGCAGCGCGCACAGGTGATGCCGCTTTGGTGGCTAACAAAAGACGGCGACAGAGATTGCCTAGAACTGTATGAACGACATTACTCAGCATATCGATACGCAGACGGACGCGAGCGAAAGCTGTTCGTCGGCCCAGGCGAAAAAGTCGTGTTGCGAACCGAAGCCGGTGACGCATGTTTTGTCTGGCGAAAGTTCGTTGACGACAGCGGGCAGCAAGGTATCAGCTGCTCCGTTTTCCGCAACGAATCAGCGCACCGAAGCTCGGAACTCATACAGCAGGCGGATTCGATTGCTGATTGCCTCTGGCCTAATAGCAGGCATTACACCTTCGTCAATACGGGAAAGGTCCGCTCAACGAACCCTGGATTTTGCTTTATCGCCGCCGGCTGGCGTCGATGCGGCCGAACCAAAAGCGGATTGCTGATTTTAGAACGAGACGCAAAGACAACATGACCGATCACGACATCATCGGCGACGCGCTGAAGCTCTACGCGGCGCGCGCCATCGAAGAGGCCGGCAAACTGGCACAGAAGTCGTTCCGGTTCCCGAACGGGGCGCCGGCGAGCGCGAAGCAGGTCAGCGCAGCGTTCCGGCTCGCGGAGCGCGCGCGGCAACTTTGGCTAAACCATCAAAGCGGGAAGGCGTGAAGATGAAATTTCGCACACCCGAGACCGGCAATGAGGTCCATTACGTCTATCTTCTCGTGGATCGCGACTGTCACCGATTCAAGATAGGGGTTAGCATCGACCCCGCGCGAAGGGCATATAGCCTGCCGCAGCAATTCAATCTAGGCATGTCTGTCCAAATTGGGTTCAGCAAGTCGGAGGCATATCGCGTCGAACGCATTTTGCACAAGGCATACCGCGACATGAACGTTTATGTCGGAGAGTGTGACGGAAAGACAGAATGGTTTTGCTTCGGCTGCTTCCCGGCCGCATGGAAGATTCTTCGCAAATCCGACGCTCTCGTTCCTTTGCGGCGGATTGACGAGCGAACACACAAGGCTAAAGACTGGCTAGAAGGCTGCCTAAACCTAATGAATCAAGATGGCGGCGCTTGGATTCGGTCGCTAACCATGCGAAAGCAAACCGCTCGTCATCTGGCGCAGTTTACATAAGGCAATTTATCACATTTCGACATCGGAAAGCCAGTGCTGAAAAATCACCCATAGTTCAGTCGATTCGAGCGTCTTTGATAGAACCTTTCCGAGCGCGCGGTTATCGTGCTCGGAAACGGGCAGCGGAATCTCGTCGAACTTCGCGCGCGAGGCGATCAGCACGTAGACCATTTTTTCTTTGCCGTGAACGCCGACGTAATCGTGCGTTTCTTTCATCTGTCACCCATTAAAACGCCAGTGTACCTTGCGGATCGGGTTCGAACTCGAACCGCAGGCCGACCACCTTGCGACCGGCCTTCACCGGCGACCATTTGACAATCAAGCCGTTTTTCTCCTGCAATTCCTTAACCGCCGGCTCGATCACGCGCTCGCGCAGCGCCTTGAAGTTCGCTCGATATGTCGGGCTTGCCTCCATGACGTCCTGGAATTCTTCGATCGTCGGCGAATACCGGCCCGCGCCTTGCCACGACTTCAAGCACTCGAACAGGCGCCACGAGTAGACCGACCGGAGCGCCGCGGCGTGCCGCAGCTTGTACGTCGTGAACTCTTTCCGCAGACCAAAGAGGAACGGCACGAGGTCGGGATGCCAGCGAACATCCACAGTTCCCTCGCCTTTCGCATATTTGCCGGTGATGACCCAGGCGCGAACCTCGCGCACCGTGCCGCGCCGGGTCGGCCGCTCGACGACGACTTTCGGTTGCTGAAGGGCTTCGGCGCCGGCTTGCAACTGCTGATAGGCGGCGTCGAGCGTGATTCCGAAGGTTTCCGCGTATTCCATTGCTGACAGTTTGACCGTCTGCATAGCCTCATCCATCAGACCGCGCGCGTCGGTGCTGTCGGTCTTTGCGAGCGCCGCGGCAATGAACCGCTTCTCAGGGAGCGTCAAGCCGTGCGCGGAGCGTGTGACAGCGTTTGCCATCGTCACTTGCCGGTCGGCGATGGCGGTCTGACTGTGGGGATTCGCGGAAAGAATCGGTTTCATTGGAACGGGCGCTCGGTTATTGGCACGCCCGTTTATGCTGTGCCAATAACCCGGTTTTTGCAAGCGCCCCGCCCGTTTTAAATACGTTTTACCGTTTTACTTCGTTTTAGGCATGGCGAGGGCCTTTGCTGGCGCGGCTTTGCGGGGCGCTATTGGAACACCGACTCGGTTCTATTGGAACACCGGCTCGGTTCAATGGAACACCGGCTCGGTCTATGGAACACCGGCTCGGTCGTATCCACAGGCTACTCGCTGCCGCCCTGCTTCCTGAGTCGCGCAAGCTCGCGGCGCGCGCCTTCGACCAGCACATCGGACATCGGCACATCGGTCAGTTTCATGTGCGCGCGCAATTCTTCGTACAATTCTTTCGGCATGTTGACCGTCATTTTCTGCGTCGCCTCGCGCTCGCGAAACATCGGCCTTGCCTCGCGCACCGTCGCGACGTTCGCGGGCTTCGGCGCGGCTTCTGGCGGCGCACTGATAAAGGCATCGACCATGCTGCGATTGAGTGGCGGATTAGCCATTGAACACCCCCGCCATCAGCGTGCCGAATTCGTCGATCGCCTTGCCGTCGCGATAGTCCGGCGGCAATTCCATCACCGAGAGACCGAGTTTCGCTGCCCTTCGATATGCGGCGCGGTCGATAAGCGTCGGCCCTAACTCGAACTCTTCGCTCATGTCTTTAATCAGGTCAATCGACTCTTCGAGTTCCGATTTGATGTAGTGCGGAACGCCATTCACAAAGGCAATCACGCGCACCGGCGTCGGAAGCGCCTTCCTCCTGCGAATGAGTTGCCCCGTCTGCGCGAGACTCCACGCGTCGAACTGCCCGATCGCGAGCGGAATCAAGATGACTTCAGCGACGGCGGCAGCAACCTCACTCTCTGTTCCGAGGCTCGGCGGGCAGTCGATGACGATGTGATCGAAATTCGGCGCGTCAGCGATGACCGCGTGCCCGTAGTTGCGTTCAGCCCGCACGACGCTAAGGTTCTGTGGCACGCCTGCATCGACGCGGACCTGCCCCCATTGATACGCGCTGCTCTGAAGCGGGTTCGCATCGTACAGGCGCACGGCGCCGCCCTGCATGGCAAGCGTACCGGCGACATTGGTTGCGACCGTAGTCTTACCTACCCCGCCCTTCTGCATCACGACTGCAATGATGGTCATGCGCTCTCCCGGTTGTGTTTCCCGGAAGGGTAGCCGAGAGGCGCACGAACTTCAAGTGATGCGCGAAGGCGCCCATACGTCCATACATCAATACGTACAGGCACCCATCAGGCTATCAATACGCCCATACGCCCATACGTCCATACGGGATTACGGCTCGATGTACCCGCGCGCCTGCATCTCGCGGACATATGATTGGAGTGCCCGTAGCTTGTCAATCTCGCCCTGATCGGCGCCCGCTACTTCTGCAAGGCCGCTTGCAACCTCTGGAGCGAGGTCTGCTCGGGCGGCGCCACCATCAGCGCTTGCGGCGGCGCCGGCGCTTTCGCCTGCGGGAGAACAACGGGTGACACGGACTGACACGCGCTCAGCGCCGGAAGCAAGGCGAGCGCGATAATCGAGAGCATCTTTCGCATGCTGCGATACCTCTGCGTTGAACTGCGTTTCGATAGCCGAGACTTTTGACTCGGCGGCTTGTTGATTGGCGAGCGCCGCGGCGAGCGCTTTCGACGTAGCCTGCGCGGTTGCCGCCTTTTCAGCGGACCATTGCGCGGAGACGTGCGCCGCGCCGAGATGCCAGCCGAGCGCACACAGCGCGGCAGAAACAAGCGCGACGAGCGCCGCGCGCCAGTGCAAAGCGAGCGCTGCGATCATTGCGAGACTCCCAGGATGACGCGCGGGCCGACCGACACTTGAATCGTCCGGCTGTCGACGCGCGAGCTTGTTGTGACAGTGACCGTGACGGCGTATGTGCCCGACGTGCCGCCGCCGAGCCAGAACGTCACGACGCCAGCGGTGACGCTCGTCGCCCTGCCAGCCGGATTGACCGTCAGACCCGCATCAGCCGACACAACAGCGCTCGAAATGGTCTCGCCGGCCGCGAGCCAGTTCGACCAATCCATTTGATAATCGAGAACCGCCGCCGGAGCTTTCGGCGGCAGCGGAGAGGCAAAGCCCATATGAGACCCTTTTAACGTGCGATGAACTTGCGGGATTCAGCGGGAACGACGAAGCGCCGCGATTCGGCGCTGATGGATGCCGACCGCACTTCGGGCCGCGCAGCGACGCGCCGCGACTCGGAGGCGACCTGCGCCGAGCGGATTTCGCGCGGAACCGTCAAGCGAATCGGGTCTGGCGTGCTCGTGTCGATGGAAACCGCGATGATTCGCGCGGAGACGCCCGCCAGCGCCCCGCCGATGACCGCCGAAGGGTTCGCATAGGAGAGCGCCGAGAGGGCGCCAGAAACGCCCGATAGCGTGCCGCTCGCGGCGCCGCTGATGCCGATCGCCGCAGATATGCCGCCGGAGACGCCGGAGAGGGCGCCCGCGAGCGCACCAGCCGGGTTCGGCACAACCGATGCGGAGAGCGAGCCGGAGACGCCAGCGAGCGAGCCGGCGAGCGCGCCCGATGGATTGAGCGTGACCGCAGCCGAGAAAGCGCCCGATGCGCCAGCCAGGGAGCCGGAGAGGGCGCCGCCGGCGCCGGTGAAGGTCGCCGCAACGAACGATCCGCCGACGCCCGCCAGTGAGCCGCCGAGCGCCGCGCCGATCGCCTGCTTCGCCGAGACCGCGCCGGAGACGCCCGCGAGCGAGCCGGAGACTGAGCCGGGAATTGATTCCGCGCCCGCGAGCGCGCCGGAGACGCCGGAGAGCGACGCCGAAATGGTCGACGGAACCGATTCAGCCGCCGCGATCGCGCCCGAGACGCCCGACAATGAGCCGCCGAGAGTGCCGGTGAATGTCTGCGCGCCGGAGAGCGAACCGCTCACGCCGGCGAGCGAACCCGACAGCGCGCCCGATTGCGACTCGACGCCGACGAATGCGCCGGTGACGCCCGAGAGCGTGCCTGCGATCGCGCCGCTAGGCGCCGCCGCCGGCGTGTAGGTGATGCGGATTTGACCGCCTGCCGCCGTGCCGCTGTAACTCGAACCCCAACCGCCGCCGCCAGAACCGCCGCCAGGAAAGCCGCCGTCGCCGCCATTGTTGCCGCCCGCACCGGCGCCAGTGCCGCCGCCACCACCACCGCCGCCACCGCCGCCGCCGTTTGCGTTCGCCGCGCCGGCGCCCCCGTTTCCGGTTCCGGTGCTCGCGCCCGCCGTACCCTTTGCGCCGCCGAGAGTGGCGTCGCCTGCGCCGCCCGCACCGCCCGCACTCGTTGTTGGAGTGGCGCCGACCGCGCCAGCGCCATCGGGACCGGGGGCGCCACCGCCGCCGCCGCCGCCGCCGTTTGCGGCATTGCGCCCGGCCCCGCCAGCAGAACCCGCGCGCTTCGTTGTGCCGTTGGCGCCGGTAGTCGTCGCGCCTGCGCCGCCGGCCGATGCTCCGCTCGCCGCGCCGGTTCCGCCGTTGGCCGACACGACAGACGAAGCGACCGACGATCCGTTGAACCAGGAACCCGTTCCGGAGAAGCCGACGCCGGTTCCCGTTGAGGATGACGCCCCACCAACGCCGAGGCCGAGCGGGATTGATGCGCCCGGCGCGTAGCCGGCGAGAGCGCTGCTGCTCGAATAGCCGCCAGAGCCGCCGCCCGCCGATCCGTTCGGCGAGTCAGCGTTTCCGCTGCCGCCGGCGCCCCAAACTTCAACGAGGTCGAGCGTGCCGGAGCAGTCGGCCGGGACCGTCCAACTTGTACCGCTCGTTATAACGACAACGGTCGCCGCCATGTGCGACCCCCGTTATGCGTTGCCTTCGGTGAGCGTGCCCGACGTGACGCTGACCGACGCGCCGCTGACGATCGAAGTCGTCGCCATGACAATCTCAGCCGGGCTAGCCGTGCCGACGTCCATGTCGGCGACGAACGTTCCGCCCGAAGTCGTGAGCCGCGCCCATGTCGCGGTGCCGGTCGCGACAGCGGTTCCGGCCGTCGTTGCGCTGAAGGTGAGAACGCCGCCGCTCGATCCTGGGGCGAGCGTCGCGCCGCACGTCACGGTCGCGAGCAAGGTCGTCGCCGTGCCGCCGGTCGCCGGGCGCGTGCCGTTATAGAATTTGATGAGCGCGTTCGCGCCGGCTTGCGTCGTGATCGCGTCGAGTCGCGCATTGCGCGCGGTTGCGGACAAACCAATCGTCATTGCTTCTCCAAAACAAAAAGCCCGCACGAGGCGGGCTGTTGACTGCGAGAGGGGAGGGGTTACTTGCCGAACTTGGCCGACATGCCGAGGCCGGTGAGCAGCGCGCCGGCACCGATGCCGTATGCCTGCATGTCGAAGGGCTTGCCCGCGACAACGGAAAAGATTTCGAGACCGAGGCCGATGACGACAGCCGCCGCCGACCATAGGTATGCGGGCTCGATCGTCAGGTTGTCCGCGCCCGTCACAGCTTCGAGCAGTTTTTTAAACATGGTCGTGATGAATGGTTTGCGTCGGCGTGAATTGCTCGCCGTCTTTGAGATAGCGCTGAAGAATCCACAAGCTGTAAGGCAAGTCGTGAATTCCCGTCCCTTTGCCGGTGTGATGCGTCTTGCACAAGAGCAAGCCTTGCGCGTCCATATCGTCGACAAAGGTGTAAGGATTCGCCGGGTCGAAGTGTGTCCAATCGAAGTGCGGGTAATCTTCTTTCACGCGCTCCCAATCAATCGGACCTTCAGCGAAAGAGCGTTCGACGCCCATGTGATGCGCTTCGAGGGGATGCCCGGATTCTTCGGCGGTGCGTTGGCAGATATAGCAGCGCGGCGGCTTCTGGCGCGCCATGAGAGCGCGCTTCGAGGCAGTGAATAGGCGGGTCGTTTCGCGTGGCGCGTGCCCCGGCGTGATGACGTCAACCGTCAAAGTTTCTTTGAGTTCGTGTGCTTGAGTGACGGACATAAAAAAGCCCGCGCGAGGCGGGCAGTTGCGTTAGATGCCGAGCGCGGCTTTCGCCTTCGCCCATCGCGCGCGGCGCGCATCGGCGCCGACCATCGCGGGGTTTATGCGCCGGGTGATGGCGTCGAACTCGCCGGCGTCCGCGAGCGCGTTCAAGCCGTGATTGATCCAGAAGAAGCCCGCGACGAGCGCCGCAGTTTCCGGGTCGGTGCGCACGAGGTCGGGATTCGCAACGATGTCGACGCCGATGTCTTTCGCGGCGTCCGCGAAGTTCGCTTTGAACGTCGTCTGCACGAGGCCCGAGCCGCGGTATCGCCAGCCGTCGCCGCTCGCCGCGTTGCCGTTGCCGTACTTGTTCGCGTAGACCATGCTCGCGATTTGCTGCTGACGTTCGAGCGGAACGGCTTTCTCGTTCGGCTGTCGCCCGTACTTCACGGCGACCGCATACGTCATCACGCGCGGGAACGTCGCCATCAGCGCAGGGATTGCGTAATTGAACGATTCGGACGTCGCGCCGAGACCGCCCGATTCGTGACCGATCTGCGCGAGGAATGCGGCGAGGCGTTGCGGCGTGTTGATCGAGTAGCGCTCGCATGCGGCGGTCAGCGGTGCGGCGAATTTGGCCGCGTTCACCGTCATCGACTGGCATGCGTTTTCGAGTAGCGTCGGCGTGATGTTCATGCGCGATCCGCCTTCCGGTCGAGTTTGTCGCTCATGCTGTCGAGCTTTTGGAAAATCGTATCGACAGCTTTATCGAACCGCTCGATATAGGCGTCGAACCGCTTGACGGATACGTACTCTTCGGCGACGTGCAGCGCCAATTTCGCATTGGCCTTTTCGGCATCTCCGATGCGCGCATTGAGGCTGCGATAAGCCCAAAAGAGCAGAACGGCGAACGCCGTGACGATCTGCCCCGCCCACTCGCTTACAATATGAAAATCCATCAATCATCCAAGGGAAAAGACCGCAAGAAACGCTCTGTTGCAAGAATATCTTGCGGGTAGTATTCGAGCGTGATATTGTTCAGCCAACTTCAAAAAAACCGGGGCGAACAATGAGAAACCACTTGGCAGTTTTTTGTATGTCTGCGCTGCTGTGCGCGTGCGGCGGCGGGGGCGGATCATCACCCGGCGCGATAAAGCAAGTTTCGGCGCCCACGCAGAAGTCGATTTTGATCGAGGAATACGGAGATTCGACAATCGTCGGATGCACGCTCGACGCTTCAGCGCAACAGAATTCAGAATGCGTTGCAGGCTATTCCGTCGCGCATTACAACCAGCCCGCGACCGCGCAATCAATCCTTCAAGCGCAGTTCGGGAATACTGTCACCGTATCGAATCACGGCGTGCGAGGAACTAAGTTGTCGGACCTGCTGGACGGCACAAACGGAATCACGAACTCATGGGCCGCGCAAATCGCCTCATCGAAAGCCGACATCGTGCTCATCTGCTTCGGCATCAACGACGCAGGGGCAGGAGTTACGCCTGAGCAGTTCGCGGCGCAAATGGATTCCGTCGTTTCGATCGCCAAATCAGCAGGCAAGCGAATCATAATCCAGACGTCGAACCCAATCGCCATCTCAGCGAGCGCGAACCTTCGAGCGATCGTTGAAGCTGAAATTGCTGATGCGCAGCGCCTTGGCGTTGACGTCATCGATCAATACGGGTACTTGAGTTCGCAACAGGGATTCACTCTTCCCGACGGCATCCACCCGAGCGACGCCGGATATGAGATTGAGTCGCACAATCAGGCCAATGCGCTCGCCACGATTGTGCAGTCGATGCTTTGAGTTCAGGCGACGGGCGGCTCGATATAGGTCTGCCCGTCATAAATCCAGCCTGGGCCGACCCGCGAATCTGCATCGAGAAGTTTCGCCGATTCGCCATCTTCCGGCGCCCACGGAGCAACGCCGTCCCAGATGATGACGTTCGTCACCATGCCATCTTTGATGATTGCGTATCGCATTACGCATACTCCCAAACAATTACAATTCCCGAGGAACCCGCGGCGCCGTTGACTGCTGAAGCGCTCGGTCCAATATACGAACCACCCGCACCAGAGCCAACCGAGGCGCCCGGAGCGCCGGCGCTCGTGATGCCGGCTACGCCGCCCGATCCGAAGTTAGAGGCGCCGCCATTGCTCGGCAAAACCGTGGTCGTCGTGAACGCGATCGGGGTCGAGGAAGGCTGACCCGCACCGCTGACGATGTTACCTCCCGATCCGGTTGTGCCACCAAGACCGCGAGCCGTGCCGCCCGGAGGGGTAAAGGGAACGCCAGCCGGACCACCGAGACCACCGCCGACCGTCATCAAAGCGCCGAAGCTCGTCGATCCGCCATTTCCGCCGGTGCCGCCCGCCGCGCCACCCGCGCCAACAACAACCGATGCGCCGGCGAACCCAGACGTGTAGCGCCCCTTCCCGTACACACCGCTGCCGCCGCCGCCGCCCATCGACACTTGACCTGCGCCCGTCGAGTTGGCGCCGCCGCTGCCGCCGCCTGCGCCTTGGCACTCGACAACAACTGATGTCGTTCCGGGTGTCGGGGTATAGGTTCCGGACGAAAGAAAGGTCTGTACACCCAGAAGGCGCCCGGAGGCAAGGGGCGCGCTCATAATGGGCGCCCCTGATACCTTCGCAATATTGCCCGCAACCACCGTCGCGGCGCCATACGCGACCGTGATCGTGTAGAGCGCGACTTGACCGACCGGCGTTGCCGGCGTCAATTGGGAGCCGGTCGTCGCCGGAACGCCCGCCGTGAGCGTCAATTGAACCGTGTCTTGGCGAAGCGTGTTTTGCGATGAGCCGGTTCCGTTCGGGCCGCTGTACGCTTGCGCCGGATTCGATGCGTTGT